GTATAATTTAAAATTTTGAGTAGTAGTGTTTACTGTACTAAAACCTTTGTAAATTTGTGTAACTGGTTGAGATAATGCATTTTGACCTGTAACCGTAATGTTATTGTATAGTGTAGTAGGCATGCTTGCTCCTTATGGTTGCGCCTGTGGTGGCGGTGGTGGATTAAATGTATCTGTTTTAGTTGTATAATTTTTCCATAATTCAGGAATAGCAATACCAACAAATGATTGAGATAGTTGAGTTGGAATGACCGCAGCCATTACCTTTCCAGAATTTTTAACTGGTATTGCAGGAGGTGCATTAGCAACTATATCGGTAGATATCGGATTAAAAGAAGGCGGCATTAAATTTTCATGATGCGGGTAAGGTTCCATTGTCGGAACCCTTAACATTATGCTAGTGATACTTGCACCAGACAATGGCAAAGGATTTCTAAATGTAGGTAATGCGGATGGTAATGTCGCCTGTACAGCAGATCCTGCCGATGCTGCCGCAACACTGCTATTCATGTAGATCTTTGCGGCAGTTTCTACATGATTAAGAGTTGAAAGAATATTTGTAGTGGCACCTGACGTAAAATTATTATTGCCCTTAGTTTTTAAATCAAATGCAAGTGCCGTAGTCAGTTGAGTTCCGCCGTTCACTAAGATAGATAAATCATGTTGGAATGAAAGATGGCTAGTGCCAACCACTGATTCGTCTTTTGTACCACCAACACTTATTTTATTATTTCCTGTAACTAAAACTGTTTTGTTGCCAACTACTTCTGTTTGATGGTTGCCAGTTGCTTTAACATTAATATTTCTTACAGCTTCCATATTAATGTCTCGTCCTGCATAAAAATTCATATCATTTTCTGTGTGTACGCTAATACTGTCTTTTGCATAGATATCTATTTTACCATTACTGGTTAATTCTATCCAGGTAGTACCTTTACCATTACCTATATAAATTAAATCTTCACTGTTATGCAACAATATTTGATGACCAGTACGGGTGCGAATACGCACTAGTTCGTTATGAGGTATACCTGGATTTCCATCTGTTTCGCCTGCTTCAACTGATGCATAATATGGAGCACTACCTGCTACTGTCCTACCTTGAGTATCTACTGTGTCACCAGCGGGGGATCTACGTAAAAATTTATCGTCACCGTCATCCATAACAAATGTAGTTCCACCCAACCTACTAACACTTGCGGTGGCGGCATATTCAGCAGTACCTACTGTCCCACTAGGCCCATTTTTATCAAGAGGTCCGGGTGTTGATATTCCAAATACTTGGCTGGGAAGTTCTCTCCTTGCACTAGACGTAGTAATACCTCTAATATCATCTAGTAATAATCCTTGATTGTCTAAAATTGTAGCAAGCGGATGTTTGGCTTTAGGTGTTTGCGTAGTATTTCCTGTCGGTACATTCGCACGTTTATTGTATTCTGCCACAGGCACTCGACCTGTGCGTCCGGCCATATCGGTTTTTTCAGAGAATGACTCAGTTGATAATTCTGTAGCGGCAAGGCCGGGGACCATAAAGTTCATAAAATCGTTTGGTACGCAACCGAACCAAAACCCCTGTCCTGGATCTCCGTTAATAAAAATTACTGCTACTATTGTACCTACATCTGGCGGTACCATCCACATACCATAGGCCTTTTGTGCATCGTCGTAGGTGTTAGTGCCAGTTACAAATTGTGGACCTGTACTACCAAAGAAAGGACTTATCATCCTAACAGGCAAAACTTGACTAGCTGACTCACTGTCACCTACGTCTTTTAATAATTGCACTTGTAATCCGCCCATATAGGTAGTGTCTAAAAAACCAACCACCTTTGCCAGGCACGGGGCTGCCGGCATTACTTGTGCATCTTGTCCTGTATTGTGTTCTACTGTCATAATTATTTTATTATTTTATTTGCTAGTACTGGTCACATTATTAACTGTATCAGTCTTAGGATCAAATGTTGCTGTGCTATCTTGTCCTTGTCTTCTATTAACTGTTAACGTTTGTTCAAAGACTCCACCTCTAAATTTACTTTCAATTGTAGTAATTTTATAGAAACCACTAAATTGCTCACACAATGCAGACTTTCTATCATACATTCCAGTAACTTGATTAATATCTGAAGGCGTTCTAAAATTTACAATAATATCAACTTCACCATTTTGATAGTTGATATCACCGTCAGATGTTACGTTGATAAGGTCTGTTTGATTAGCAGTATAATTACCCATGCCGCTGTTGGCAATATAATAAGGATCACCATTGATGGTTATACTTGCGTTCATCATGTCCATACCTTTGACCATTGAGTCGTGAAATAGTTTGGCTGCACGACTAATTTCAGTTTCTCCCCTAGATCCACCTCTTCGATCGTGTGACGAAGTAATAGCATCGTACTTTGCTTGGTACGCTGGAAATCCTTCTGCACTACTACCACTACTCAATCCGGGCTGTAGATTAATTTGTTGTTGCTGTTTAGTTTCAGCTGTCATACCTTGTTGAGCTTGTGTTACATTGTCAGCAGTTCTTTTATAATTATCAGCCATAAATGATTGATAAAATGTATTCTCAACAGTAATGTCAAAGTTTTTAACTTCTGTGTTTAATCCAGTGTACAAATAATCATAGATTTTTGCAACTTGAGCCTTTAATCCTCCATTAGAAAATCCTGGAGCGGGTGCATTAGGCAATAATAGTTGGCTGGCATGCACTTGATATGGCACTACTCTATAAACCATTAACTTAGGAACTTGTCCTGTTTGCTTCATGTTAGCTGTAGAAGACACATAGTATGCCTGAGTGTCTATACGCCACCAAGGTCGCATGCCAGTAGTATTATTAATTAAGGATGGATCCAGTGCGGCAGCCGCGGCACTGCTTTTTAACAGCACCTGATTAATAGCATTAACTATGTCAGAACCTTGAGAAAACATAAATGAAACTTCACCGGGTTTTGAATTTGTTTTGCCTCGAACCCATACTTTCTTTGATACATCCCACACATTATTTGCATCTTGATGAGGACGTTGTCCTGTTCTAGTCACATCAAATCCTAAAGTTGCTGATCCCAGCGCATTACATTGAGAAGGATCTTGAACTAATAATTGTGTTGTACTTGATCGTGTTACACCTAGTTGTTTTAATAGTTGAGCATTGTCTGGAGATTGTGTGCTTTGAGTAGCGGCATTGGCCTGTATTAAAAAAGTACCAGTAGTTGATGTTGAAATATTAGGTGGAAATAATATTAATATCTCATCTGCTACAGTGACAGCGCCGTCTTTTTGTAGCTGTTGGAATCTAGCATTGACAACGTTTTGTAAACTTTCAGTTCCAGTTTGTAGTATTTCTTGTACAGTAGTTCCGTTTATAGTAGCGTTACTTTTTAATTGTTTGTAACTGTCGTCCAGTGCACCAGCATTTGCAACTAGCCCTACAACATTATACACCGCTCCAGCGGCAGTGGCTTTCACACTAATTGTGTTGAGTTTAAAAGGTATGTATTTTGTTGTGTTAGGTACTAGTGCGAGAACACCGTCTTCAGTATTTCCTCTAAATTCTATCACTAATAAGAATATTGCTTCGTTATAATTTTGATATCCGGCATTATAGGCAGCGGCCTGCATGGCAATCATCCACGCTCCTAGACTATAAGGTTCAACTACCTTAAATTCAATGTTGGTAACATTAGTATTGCCTGTGCCTTTTTCAAAACCATATTGACTTGTTATATTAACTTCATCTAAAAAGAAATCAAATTGTTGTCCAGCAAACCCAAATCTGTTATCAGGATTTCTAAACGCACTACTTAAGATAGTTGGCGGGAATTGTCCTGCCAAGTAAGACGATAATGGATAGTTAAAACTATCTGGATCTAAACAATACATGCTGAACAGATAATTATAGCTGGCAAATCCACTTAACACATTTGGCATGGGTAGTTTAAACTGTGATGGTGTTGGATTATTAAATAATGATTTAAAATAACTGCCGATAGAGTTTACTAGGCCGCCACCGCTTGCTGATGTTGCTGTTACACCGTTTGCTTGTGAGCTAGAAGATGCTGTTGTTGCGCCATCTGCCATGTTATATTCCTAATGCTTGTGCTAACATACCATACTGGCATAGATATATTTTAGTGCCGGGAATAAAATCAAGTATTGGATCTTGTAATACATCTAAATTACGTTGTATAAAAACCCACCACAAGTTTGCAGTACCATATAAGTCATAGGCTAATAAATCTGGTCGATATGTATATTGCGGTTGAATGGTATATAGATAATCAGAGGCTGATGAGCTTACTGGACGAATAGTTAAAATATCCAAGTACTGACCATTAACCGTTGGCGTTATAGCATAAGGACTAGTCGATGTATAAGTTGCTGTCATATTAAATATACCCTGGTGATGAATTTAAATAACCGCCTTCAACGAATCTGTCAAGGCTAAATTTCTGTGAAGTATTTCTGCTGTACATCGGTAATAAAGTTATTGTAAATGTACTTTTAGTTGGAACATGTGTTACACCGCCTGCTACACTTCCTCCTATTCCAAACAAACCTAGTCCGGCAGCAATCTGTCCAGCTCCGCTAGCAAGACTACTTATACCTGCTGTTATGCCCGAAGTCCCTGGTACTGATGATCCGATCGCATTTGATGCTATTGAAATTGCATCAGCGTATCCTTCAATGCTGCCTGCCGCACTGCCAACAATGTTAACACCGATATAGTCACAATCTTTGTCTAATGTCATGCTAAAATTTGAAACTGCTACTGGCACGTTTGAAAACACGTACTGACCGTATCCGTTAAGATAAACTATTGGGGGTGGGTTACCTGCCTTTGGATCATATCCTGTGAACATTTTGGTCATAGAACGTAAATAGTGCAGAGAAGCAAGCCAGTACAATCCTTGTGTAGGATCTTCAACGTTCATCGGTGCTGTAATTTGTATACTGCCTGGTTCACTATGTTGATACGCTTGGAATTGAAAATTTGTATGCATAGTGCTAATTGATTGATATTTTGCACTAGTAGATACAGTAATTTGAGGAGTGTAAGGAAATACTAAACCATTGACATTCATTAGTGGCGCTAACACCGGACTATTTCTAAAACTAGGCCAAGTGGGCATACTCAATCTAACTCGCCAATCAGCGGCATTACCTGTGTTGAACGCGGCAGTGGCTGCCGAAATATCTCCTGCAACTTCAGCGGCAGTAGGTATGTCGATCGCTCTAATAGCACTACCAAAATTAGCCGCATTAGAAAGAGCCGATATTGCCGCCGCGGCTTCTCCTACTGCGTTTGCAAGGTTAACAACGTTTTGTGCCGTTGTTGCTACACTATTACCATTTACAGCCATAATATATCCTTTTTGGTATAATATTTAGTTGATTTTATTATGTGCGTAGTTTATAATAGCATATCAGAGGACTCTTAGGATGACATTAATACCACAACCAGTAAAAGTAAATTACCTAAACAACAAGGATATGTTGTTAGAAATACATAGATCAAAAACATCATATTGTGTTTTTACCAAACCAGAATATCATCAATATGATCTTATTTTACCAAGTGTTGACAAAATCAATATTCGAACAATAGCAGAAGCCAAACGTGCTAGAGCCAAACGATTGGGACAAGAAGAATTTGATAGACGTAAAAAATCGGGCGAAAAAGTCAAGGCCGCAGACTGCGAAGTTGATTACAAGAAAATGATAAAGACAGATCTAGTGTTTCGTATAATGACATTTGATCATATCCCACTTAATAATACTCGTAAAAAGAATCCTAAAAGCCTAGCAGATCATAGAGACAAGGTTAACTTTCCTCCATTCCAACATTGGAAATTTAATGACGAAGATGAGCTGATTTGCGTGGGCAAGAGTCATTGGAAGGGTGATTTAGTTAAGGGTAAGTTTGACAAAGATGCGGGTCAAATAACTAACACTCTAGCACGTATGATGTTAAAATTGTGTGAAAGATATGCTACTCGCGGCAACGTTCGTGGCTATACCTACAATGATGAGATGAAGGGTCAAGCTATACTACAGCTTACACAGATAGGACTACAGTTTGATGAATCGAAATCTGATAACCCTTTTGCGTATTTTACTGCCGCTGTTACTAACAGCTTTGTTAGAGTTATTAATATCGAAAAACGTAATCAAAATATCCGAGATGATATTCTGGAAATGAACGGTATGAATCCAAGTTATAGCAGAACCGGTGCCGGAGAGCATGCGGCCGCAATGAAACGTAATGATGAAGCAGGGCCTAGTGAATGACAAATTTATTTAAAAGAGTAGCTTGTTTTACAGATATACATTTTGGATTAAAGTCTAACAGTTCAGTACACAATCAAGACTGTGAAGACTTTGTAGATTGGTATATTGCCAAGGCAAAGGAGGAAGGTTGTGATACAGGTATCTTTATGGGCGATTGGCATCATAACCGCAATAGCCTTAACATTACTACAATGGATTATAGCCTTAGGGCCTTGGAAAAACTGGGTCAGGCGTTTGACAACTTCTATTTCTTTCCTGGTAATCATGATTTGTACTATAAAGACAAACGGGACATACACTCTGTGGAGTTTGGAAAGTATATACCTGGTATCACTGTGGTACATGAGCCTACTACTATTGGAGATGTCACTCTTTGTCCGTGGCTTGTAGGAGAAGAATGGAAAGGCGTAAGCAAAAAAGGTGGCAAGTATATCTTTGGTCACTTTGAATTACCTAATTTCTTTATGAACGCTATGATTCAAATGCCTGATCACGGAGAGATACAACTTGATAGTTTTAAGAACTATGAGTTAGGATTCAGCGGACATTTCCATAGACGCCAACAACGTGCTAATATGATCTATATTGGTAACGCATTTCCTCACAATTATTCAGATGCTTGGGATGATGACCGCGGTATGATGATCATGGATTGGGATGGTACTCCTGAATATCATGCGTGGCCTGGACAACCTACATTCCGCACAGTTAAGCTAAGTCAGTTAATCGACGAAGCAGATACTATTATTAAACCTAAGCAACATTTACGTGTAAGTTTAGATATTGATATTAGTTTTGAAGAAGCTAGCTTTATTAAAGAAAAGTTTATTGCAGATTATGACATCCGTGAACTTACACTAATTGCGGAAAAGAAAGAAATAGAAATCAATACCAATATAGATGTACAATCTTTTGAAAGTGTAGATCAAATTGTTAGCAATCAAATTATTAATATTGATAGCGACACATACAATAAAAACATCTTGTTGGAAATTTATAACAGTCTATGATAAAAATAAAAGAGTTAACAGTACGTAACTTTATGAGCGTGGGTAATCAAACCCAGGCTGTCGATTTTAGCAAAACCAACTTGACTTTGGTACTAGGTGAGAACTTAGATCAAGGTGGAGATGATAGCGGATCGCGCAACGGAACTGGAAAAACAACTATTGTAAATGCACTTAGCTATGCTCTGTTTGGCAACGCATTGACTAATATTAAGAAAGATAACCTTATTAATAAAATTAACAATAAGGGCATGTTAGTTACATTATCGTTTGAAAAAGATGGTATCGACTATCGTATCGAACGTGGTCGTAAACCCAACGTGTTACAGTTCTTTGTTAACGACCAAGCTCAAGAAACAGATGAAACAGATGATGCTCAGGGTGATATGCGTGAAACGCAAAAGGACTTAGATGACTTGTTAGGTATGAGTCATGACATGTTCAAGCATGTGGTTGCATTAAACACATATACTGAGCCATTCTTAAGTATGAAGGCTAACGATCAACGAGCCATTATTGAGCAGTTACTAGGTATTACCCTGCTAAGTGAAAAAGCAGAAACACTTAAAGAGCTTATCCGTCAAACTAAAGATAGTATCACGCAAGAGTCTGCAAATATTGAAGCTACAAAACGCAGTAACGAAGGTATACAAAAAAGCATTGACAGTTTGATCACAAAACAAAATGCATGGAATACTCAGCATGCCAACGAACTAGAGAAAATAGGTCGTAGCATTGTCGAATTAGAGAGCGTAGATATTGACGCTGAGCTTGCGAAGCATGCGGAGCTCAAAGTGTATGATGAGAAGTCAGCGAAGCTGAAAAGCCTAAATAAAGAGCGTGCAACGCTCGAAAGTGCGATAGCACAAGCGGAGCGAAGCGTCACGAAGTACGACGGCGAGCTCGTCAAGTTGGCTAACAAGACCTGTCACGCATGTGAACAAGAGCTACATGATCACAAGCATGAAGAAATGACCGCTACAGCACAAGGGCACCTTGACGAAGCCCGGCGATATTATGCCAAGGTAGAAAAAGATCTAGCCAAAATACTTGCTGATATTTCAGCACTAGGCGAGCTTAGTCAACGGCCTAAAACCTACTACGACACCATAGAGGAAGCGTTCAAGCATCAGAATAATCTTGCCACTTTAGAAAGTCAGCTTAACATCAAAGCAGTAGAAGTTGACCCGTATCAAGAGCAGATTGATGAGCTCAAGCATACTGCCATGCAAGAAATATCCTGGGATCTAGTTAATGAATTTAACCTAATCAAGGATCATCAAGAGTTCTTATTAAAGTTATTAACATCAAAAGATTCGTTTATTCGTAAGAAGATTATTGACCAGAATTTGGCCTATTTGAACAATCGATTGACCTACTATTTGGACAAGCTAGGTTTACCGCACTCGGTCACTTTCCAGAACGATCTAACAGTATTGATCACTCAGCTGGGGCAAGATTTAGACTTTGACAATCTGTCTAGGGGCGAGCGTAATCGCTTGATTCTAGGCCTATCATTTGCCTTCCGCGACGTGTGGGAATCATTGTATCAAGGTATCAACCTACTGTTTGTTGACGAGCTTATTGACAATGGTCTAGATGCATCGGGCGTTGAGGGAGCCCTGGGCGTACTTAAGAAGATGTCACGTGAACGTAAGAAAAACATCTTCTTAATATCGCATAAGGACGAATTAATTGGCCGTGTAAACAACGTCTTGCGTGTGGTTAAAGAGAACGGATTTACATCATATGCCACTGACTTGGAGATCACAGAGTGACACCCAAGGATGAGGATCTGCACGAAGAGCTAATGCGAGTTTTTCGCAAGTACTTCGCGGAAAATCAAGAGTGGTTTGACAAAGATACCTATGCCAGTACCATTAGGCTCCGGCATCTTTTAAGCGATATTAGGCACATTTGTAGTGATAGGCGCAAGGCAATTAGGCTGTGGCAAATAGATAAACGGGCGCAGTTAGATGAACGCAAGGTTCGTCGCGCTCAAAAAGGCAAGGGTAAGGAAAATAATTAACTACATAGTTAATGTCATGGACTTATCAAAATCAACCAGTAGAAACTCTGCCCGAAGATTGTGTGGGATTTGTATATCTTATAACAAACATCACCAGCGGGCGCATGTACATAGGCAAAAAATTAGCAAAATTCTCCAAAACCACTTATCGAACAGTAAAACTTAAAAACGGCACTAAGAAAAAAAAGAAAATCCGTAGCAAAATTGACTCAGATTGGCGTGACTATTATGGATCGTCGCCTGAATTAACCAAGGATGTTACGCAGTTAGGGGCAGAAAACTTTACAAGAGAGATACTTTTCTACTGTAAATCTAAGGCAGAATGCTCTTATATAGAGGCTCGTGAGCAGTTTTCACGCAGAGTTCTTGAATCAAAAGACTATTATAACGGTCATATTCAAGTGCGTGTGCATGGTTCACATATACTCAAAAGCTAATAAAACAGGCCGTTAAAACACCAAATAAGCCCGCACAGGCGTTGATCGTGTGCTCTAAATCCGTTCTGATGTGTGACGGTATGGAAGTTCTGCTTGGTGTCAGAGTTATAAATTACTATCCTTTACAGGACGATGATCAGATACGCCGCTAACTGGTTTAATTTATAAGTGGGAGAATAAGGCTAAAAGAGTGGGGAGAACCCACGGGTTTATCAGTGTGCTAGCGTATATTGATCAACTGCCGTCGTATAAAGACTTGGCTCGAGGTACCGGATGACCGCCTCTGTAACGCCATAACGCTAGGTGACATTGTTCAACTCAGATAATGTTCTTTGCCCTGCCTGGGCAAAGTGTGACTGAACAATCTAGATAATATTTAAAGTGCTTCGCACTTGATTATAGTCTATAAAGAAACAACAGGTGTTTGAGTGCTAACGAAAACACAGATGAACGTAGTTCATCTTACTAACTAGATAAATATCGTATATGAAAATCTATGAAATAATCTCTGAAACATCAGTACCGGCTCCTGATAATCTATTGGCTTTGATCAAAGACACAGCTAGACATCTAGATCCTGCTGCCAGAGAATCGTTAATCTTTAATTCTGGATTTATTGCCAAGAATACCTTTCGTTTTATGACTTTTGTAAAATGGATTGGTGCCTACGAAATTGCCTGTACATATCTAGCACAGGTAGCTTTGGTCAACAAGGCTATTAAAGAACGACAGATGCCGGAAAGTGATCGTATGCCGGCATATAGAATCCTAGTTGAGGAAACTGTAGTTGCATTAGCTGCCAGTGGTTCAATTGTAAAAGTTATTAGAATGTTAATAGGTTTTACAGTAGTAGGTCGAGTAGCTGCCTGGGTAGCAGGTGGTGCCGCAACAATCGCAACATTAGGTGTATTTGGTGGACCGGCGGTGCTTGAGATATTGGCTACTACTGCCGCTAGTATTTGGCTTCAACAATGGGTGCAAACTGAAGAAGGCAAAGAAGTTATTGCCAACTGTGTGATGTATGCAATTGATCCTGCACTAACTTGGCTATGGAATCAAGGTCCCGGTAGATTTATTTCATCAGTTAAGACGCATAACATATCTGATCAAGGTGCTAAGACCATGGGCAAAAAAGATGATCCACTTGGCGATCTTGGCAACAAGGTCAATGACAAGTTGACTGGAACTGATACAGATGTAGACAGTATTTCATCTAAAGCCAATGCTGCCAAAGATGCTGTGAGCAAACACTTTAACAAAAATCCCAAAGCTCCCTTGCCCACAAGTGGCAAGTTCCTGGATATTGATATTTAAAGCAAGGGCATCTGAGTATTTTTAGTTGCTTCGATATTTTCTTTAATAATATCGTTTATAATTTTAATGTCTTCAGTGGTGTATCGATCAAAGAGATCGTTGACATTTATACTGCCCCGCATGTACCAACCAATTCTAAAAAATTCTTCTTTGTACTGTAGTATTTCTTTATCAAGCCTAACTAGATATTCTTCAATTTCCTTATTAGATAATCTAATTAGGCTTTGACGAAAAAATTTGATTGGTCTAGTTGTATGGCAAACGAATCGGCGTGTTGACAACTAGCGCACTGCACCGTGGTATCTGGATATCTCCACAGGGTATTGTTAGCTTCAATTTGTTCTTTGATGCTTTCAAATATGTCTCGATCGCAGTTGTCCAAGAATTCTTTAATAAAACTACGTTCTGTAACCACAGTACTTTCTAACTCAACTTGATCTACAGTTTCAAGAAAGATTCTATTCTGTAGTTCTGCCAACGCGGCAAATACTTTTGGTACTTCTACATCTCGTTGCTCGGCAGTTAAGGTATCTAGCTGTGCTAGCTGTTTTTGTAGCATGAAGTTTTCTAAATTGAACTCAGTAACCTTTTTATAAGTCAATGGTTTGATTTTGATCACTAGATTTTTAAGTACAATTTTAGGCTCGTATTCACATCGACTAAAGTGATCTAACATAGAGCTTAGATTAATATCATAGTCACCCTCTTCCCCGCAACTGGTGCAGGTGTGTGTAACTGACATTTCATTTCCATAGCTGGCAATTCTAATGGCCACTAGAATCGCATCGACGTCTAAATTGCTGATATCCCATCCGTCGGTAATAGATGGACAACAGCTTTGCATTAGTCGCACGGTTGATTCTCCGTTTAATAATGCGTCCGGAGTTTTCATTAGGATTTCATCCATACCGGTCATGCCAAATACAGGCATTTTATCCAAGTCGCCTTGTAAAGTGCCGGGATTGTTAAAGATACCCTTTGAAGGTAGTTTAATGAAAATCTTAGGTTGTCGAAAAAACTGCTTTAGGGGATTTGTAGCCATGTTAAACTCCGGATAAATATATTATAGAGTATTTATATACGCATATTTCGGGGAAAAATAAATGACTGAAGACGAATACAGACAAAAGAATCTTGAGGTTCAAGAGAAAATACTAGAACTCCACCGACAAACGAATCGTAATATGAGTCTTACCCAAGGATTTGACATCAGTGGTCAGTCAAGAAAATTTGGAACAGACATCACCGAAATGCTGACTAGCCCCAAGGCAGCATTTCAAGCTCTAGAAGATAAAATACACGAAAGTTATATTACTTGGAGTAAGTCATCTGAAACAGGTATTGGCTTTAATAACGATGCTATAGGGCTACGTGCCAGTATTAATCAAACTAGACTAAGCACTGATCAGTGGAATGAAGTTATAGATAAAGGAAAATATAACTTTACATCACTTGGCGGTAACATGACCGACAGTGCTAAGATCTTTAATCAAGTTTCCAAGTCATTTAGTGACAGTACTGCCGCTGATAGTCTGCGTAAAATGGGCTATACAACTCAAGACTATAACGAGTTGTTGGCAATTACCATATCTGGTCAGCGTAGAATTAATCTTGACAACGATGCAGAACGTCTAAAACTACAACAATCAGTTGCTGAATTGGCCAGTGAAATGGACAAGACTGCACAGCTAACAGGTGTAAGTCGTAAAGAGCAAGAATCTGCTCTGCAAGAACTACAAAAGAACGCTCGTATACAGGCCACACTAGCAGGTATGGCTCCTGAACAGAAACAAGCATTAGAACAGGCCACTGTGGGACTAAAAGGCCTAGGCTTGAATAAAGTAGGGGAAGAATTATTCACTGGACAGGCAAAGACTAAAGAAACTATTGCTATACTAGCTGGATTAGGACCTGCAGGAACACAGTTACAAAACGCAATGAATAATCTGCGTAATGCACACACTGACGAAGAACGTAAATCAGCTCTGGCTCAAGTTAAACAAGCTGAAACAGCAGTTGCCGCTCAGATGAGTACTGAAACTTATAGACGAATGGTACAAACAGGCGAAGGCGCTGCCGCTGATGCCGCACGTACTGTCTATATGTCTTCGCAAAATTTCAATAGCAGTATTAAGAGTGTAGCTGATCAGTATCATGTGTCAATGGATCGTGCAAGACAAATTGCCGATGAAGATGCTGGATTTAGACAAAAAGGTCTAGTTGCTCAGCGTGATCAAAATGGCGAGATTATGAAAGATGCACAAGGCAAGCAGTTAATTGACAAGGCTGCCGGTGCAAAGAGCACAGAGTTATATGTAGAAGCAAATGCTCGTCTAAAAGATTTTAATGCTACTCTAGGACAAGTTATTGATAGTATTAATCAACGTTTTGGTGCAACAAAAACTGCCCAAGACATGATAGATCAACTTAAAAATGTTAAACCATCTGATGGCAAAGGAGTAATACCAGAAGGCACTCCGGCCAGTGCCGTTGATAGAGCTAATGGCATTGAAGCGTTAACACGTTTGCCTGGAGCAATACAAAATGGTACACTGTTTAAAGACATTGGCAGTATAACTATAGATTCTGTAAAAGAAATTGGCGTAGGTGCTGTTACCATGGCCGCCGATGTGGTAAATTTAGTCGGAGAGCTTGCTACCGGTAAACAACCAGTTCCACGTGCAGATACAACTCTTGGAGCGACTGGACAACCGTTTGAAAAAGGCCCAGTTAATGCTCTAATCAATGAAGGCACTAATTTAGAGGGTGTGTTTAGTTCTCAACAAATCGGCAAGTTAATATCTAATACAATATCAATGACTGCTAATCAGTCTAGTTCAGGCAATCTTGATATAGGCAAACTAAGCGAAATGTTTAATACAACTATCAGTTCCGCTGGTAGTCGTACAAATGCAGGCACTGATTCACAAGAATCTGCTCAACAAACAACATCCAGTATTCAAACTAGCTGGAAATCAGCTGTGCAAACTATGATTCAAGACAACGAATCAGCAATTAAATCTAGCAGTCAAGCACAACTAACAACAATTAAGCAATCTGAAATTGAAAAGACTTCGGCAATTGAAAGCGAAAAGAAAAAACAAGATGCAGTTGTTGCAACTACTGGAGTTCCTGAGTTTGTTGCGGGCATACAGCGTTCAATTGGACCTATGACTAGCGATTTACAAAAAGCTACAGGTAACGCAACTAGTGAAATGCAAAAAGAAATGATAGCCAAGGCCAAAGAATGGAATGCCGCACCTATGTTATCATTATCAGACATGCAAAAACAAGTGTCTCCAATGTTTGATAATCTAAAGGAACATGTTGGAGGATTGAACAACGCTACCAGCAATATTAAACAAGCAGTAGTTGAGCAACCAAAACCAGCAGTAGTTGAGCAACCAAAACAACAACAGCATGATGAAATTAGACAGGGCACAGTGACCCTAAAAGATCTGCACATGGACCTAGTAGACTTAAATAAGAATGTTGTGGACATGGTCAAGCATACTGCTGAATTACTTGAAACTAGCGGTAAAGTACATAGAGCCACTAAGAAATTGAATCCTAACGTAAGTGTTAGATAAAGGATAAAACTAGAATGAGTTGGAAAAAATACTTTACACCGGTTCCGATCAATGGCGAGATGATGGGTCCAATCAACGGATCCAACTTTAGTAATCGTCCGGGACCTGCAAGAACAAACTACAGCTCATTCCTTCCAGACATTTACACAGGTAGTCCTAATCGTGTTGAACGTTATCAACAGTATGAAGTTATGGACAGCGATCCTGAAGTTAATGCCGCCTTAGATATCCTTGCAGAATTTTGCACACAAAAATTAAAAGATTCAAAAAGTCCATTTGCAGTTAAATGGCGTAACAAAGGAACCAACGCTGAGATTAAGATCTTAGGCGAGTATCTAGCACAATGGAACAAGTTACAAAAGTTTGACACACGTATTTTCCGTATTGTACGCAATGTATTCAAATACGGCGATGCATTTTTTATTCGTGATCCTGAAAATCAAAAATGGTCATGGGTAGATCCTAGTCAAATTGTCAAAGTTATTGTAAATGAAAGCGAAGGTAAGAAACCTGAACAATATGTTGTTAAAGATCTAGCACCTAACTTTGAAAACTTGATTGCTACAATGATCACACCTAATGTAAATCCTAGGAATAACGCAGGAGGTACCGGTGGTGGTGGTACGTTCGGTGGTGGCCAATCGGGAACAAAAGGTGCTCCGGGATCCGGATCTACTAGTTCAAGCAGTACTCGCTTTGGTTTAAATCAAACAGAAAGTGCAATAGATGCTAAACATGTTGTACACCTAAGTTTATCAGAAGGATTAGATCAAAATTATCCATTTGGTAACAGTTTGTTAGAAAATATCTTTAAGGTTTATAAACAAAAAGAACTATTAGAAGATGCAATTCTAATTTATCGTATATCACGTGCTCCAGAGCGTCGTGTTTTTAGCATTGACGTGGGAAATATGCCTAGTCACCTAGCTATGGCATTTGTAGAACGTGTAAAGAACGAAATCCACCAGCGCCGTATTCCGTCACAAACAGGGGGCGGACAGAATGTCATAGACTCTGCATACAATCCTCTAAGCATAAATGAAGACTATTTCTTCCCTAAAACAGCAGACGGTAAAGGTTCTGATGTGCGTATGCTAGAAGGCGGTAAGAATATTGGCGAGATTGATGACTTGAAGTACTTTACTAACAAGTTATTCCGTGGATTACGTATTCCAAGTAGCTATTTGCCTACTGGTGCTGATGATTCACAAAGCACATTCAATGATGGGCGAGTAGGCACAGCATACATTCAAGAGCTACGCTTTAACAAGTACTGCGAAAGACTGCAAAGTTTAATAACCAGTATCTTTGATGAAGAGTTTAAGATGTACATGCATGGCAAAGGATTGAATATTGATCCTAATTTGTTTGAATTAAACTTCAATCCTCCAATGAACTTTGCCAGTTCACGCCAGGCAACCATTGATGCTGAACGTATTAACACATTTAATACTGTACAAGCTGTTCCTTTCATGTCAAAACGATTTGCAATGAATCGTTTCTTAGGTTTAACTGACGAAGAAATTGCAGAGAATGAACGTATGTGGGCTGAAGAGAATGGTAAAGGACAACCTACAGATACAGATTCCGCTGGAGAAATGCGTAGTGCAGGCATATCAGCAGGTGGCATACAAGGCGATATGGGTGCCGCTGCCGATATGGAAGCTCCAGAAGACTTGCAAAGCAGTCCAGAAGCAGAAGGCGGAGTAGGTGCTACGGCCGCACAGGGTGCAATGCCAGGTGGTCCTCCAGGTGGCGGACAGGGCCCAGTCGCATAAATACATTATGATTTTAAGAGAACTGTTTTATATTGATCCGGACACTCGTCATGTAGCTAATGATCTACGTTATGAGGCTGACCGTGATAATTCAACTATACACAGGACTGATACCCGCAAGACTAGATTAACACTAAAACAAATAAACGAACTGCGTAAGAGTAGTGAAGCTCACATATTAGAGCAGGAAAAAGAATTAGACTTTATCCATGATATGTACTCTGCTCCTCCTCCACAGCCAGGTCAATAATTAAAAAACTGTCAAAACTGACTGTTTTCACGCCATTACCATACACTTTTTTAATATAAGTGTAAATAATACACAGCCTTGTAACACAATCACAGGAGAATTTAACATGACTGACCGCGCTCAATTTGAAGCAATGCTAGAAGCTTTGATCAACGAAGATCAAGATACAGCAAAAGAAATCTTCCACAACATCGTTGTTGGAAAATCACGTGAAATTTACGAAGAATTATTAGAATCAGACTTTGGTGGAAAAGCACCAAAAGATACAGGTAACCCATACGACTCAGAAGATGACACTGAAGAAGAGCCAACAGATGATGATGGCGAAGAGCCAGACTTTGGTGGTGATGAAGAAGGCGAAGATGATGCTGAAGGCGAAGATGATGCTGAAGGCGAAGATGATGCTGAAGGCGAAGAAGAGCCATTTGGTGACGAAGAAGGCGGCGAAGAAGGCGAAGGCGACATTGAAGATCGCGTTATGGACCTAGAAGACGCATTAGAAGATCTAAAAGCAGAATTCGAGCATCTATTAGCAGGTGAAGAACACGAAGAAGAACAAACTCCAGGTATTCACGGTGACGGCATGCCAATGCATGATTTAGCCGCACAGGTACACGGTGATGATGGTGCTCAAGATGGTGCTGACGATCTTGACAATCTAATGGAATATGTTAATAAAGTAGGTGGAAACACATACAATTCATTTGGAAAAATGGGTGATGACGGTGTAAACAAGAAGTCTGTTATCGACAATATGAAGAATGACATGGGTGGTACAGTAGAAAATATCGCTCGTAACGACGTAGAAAGCCCAACATTTGCAAACCAAGGTAATTTAAAAGGTACAGGTTTGTTAAAAGGTAACGTAGTTCCTAATCCAGATGCAGCCGGTAACGTTAATGTTCCAGGCGGTAAAGCTGGTAAGACAGGTTTCACAAAGCGTGAACCAGGACACGGACCAGAGAAGAAAGGTGCAAGCGATAAGCCAGCTAATAGTAAATCTACTATTGGCGGACGTATTCGTTAATTAGGAAATTACATTGAAAAATATGTTGTATCTCCGAGAGAATCTCAGTTTCAACGAAGCAAAAATGATCGTTGAATCTGATGACAAAGATGGGAAGAACTTGTACATGTCCGGGATTTGCATCCAGGGCGGTATACGTAACGCTAACCAGCGTGTTTACCCTGTTAATGAGATTGGCAAGGCTGTTAAGACCCTTAACGATCAGATTCAGAACGGTTATTCAGTTCTCGGAGAAGTGGATCATCCAGATGATCTAAAAATTAACCTGGACCGTGTAAGTCACATGATAGTTAATATGTGGATGGACGGTCCTAATGGTTACGGTAAACTGAAAATTTTACCAACCCCTATGGGACAACTAATCAAGACAATGCTGGAAAGCGGAGTCAAGCTAGGTGTTTCTAGTCGCGGATCCGGAAACGTCAAGGAAGACGGATCCGGTGAAGTATCAGATTTTGAGATTATCACAGTAGATATGGTAGCTCAACCTAGTGCTCCAGGAGCATATCCCACACCAATTTATGAACACTTGATGAATAATCGAGGCGGCATGAATGCCTTGCGTATAGCGCAAGAGGTGAAAGGTGATCCTAAGGCACAGAAATATCTCAAAGAGAGTTTATTAGCAATAATAAACAAACTCCAATAATAAGGAGAATCACATGTTGGATGCACTAAAATCGTTATTTGAAAACAATGTGATTTCAGAAGAGATCAAAGAGTCAATCGAAGCCGCTTTTGAGAATCGTATTAACGAAGCTCGTCAAGAAGTAGCTACACAACTACGCGAAGAATTCGCACAAAAATACGAACACGACAAGAATACAATGATTGAAGCAGTAGATCGCATGATCTCTGAACAATTAGCTGGCGAGATTGTTGAGTTTGCCGATGATCGCAATCAATTAGCAGAAATGAAAGTTAAGTATGCTAAGAAGATGAAGAAAGACGCTGAAGTAATGAAGGAATTTGTTACACGTCAGCTAGCTCAAGAAGTTCGTGAACTTCATGAAGATCAAGTAACAATGGCAAACAAGTTTGGTAAATTGGAACAATTTGTAGTTGAGGCTCTAGCTCAAGAAATTACAGAGTTTATGCAAGACAAACGTGATCTAGCTGAAACTAAGGTACGCTTAGTTCGCGAAGGTCGTCAAGAAATCAAGAAGGTAAAACAAGAGTTTGTAACTCGTGCCGCTAAGATGGTTGAAGGTGTTGTAGAATCAGGACTACGTTCTGAGATTACATCATTGAAAGAAGACATCGAAGCCGCTCGTCGTCAAGATTTTGGACGCAAGTTATTCGAAGCTTTTGCTCAAGAATATCAATCGTCTTACCTAAATGAAAAATCGGAAACAGCAAAATTACTCAAAGTCATAGACTTGAAAGATCAAGCCATGCAAGAGGCCGCACAGGCCGTTGTTAAAGCAGAACAGATCTTAGAAAGTAAAGAAGTTGAAATCCGTACTCTTAAAGAGAGTCAAACAAGAAAACAAATCATGAGTGAATTACTAGCTCCTTTAAGTAGCGAGCAACGTGAAATCATGAATGAATTGATGGAGTCTGTAAAAACAGAACGTCTAAACGAAAGTTTTGACAAGTATCTCCCAGCAGTTATTGCTGGCAAAGCTCCGCAGAAGAAACAGGCACTAGTAGAGGCTAAAGAAATAACCGGAAATAAGATTTCCAACAACCAAAATAGCAGTGAAAGCGAAAGCAATATCGTTGATATTCGTCGTCTAGCTGGACTAAAATTCTAAGGAGAAATTTAAATGTCAGAACTATTAAACGGACGTTGGGCAGAAACTAAGGAAGCCCTATTAGAAGGCTTACAAGGCACTAAAAAATCAGTAATGGGTGTAACCCTTGAGAATACTCGCAAGTATTTGATGGAATCTCCAACTGCTGGTGCTACTTCTGCTGGTAACGTTGCAACTTTAAATCGCGTGATCCTTCCAGTGATCCGACGTGTTATGCCTACCGTTATTGCTAACGAGTTAGTAGGTGTACAACCAATGACTGGTCCAGTTGGACAGATCCACACATTGCGTGTTCGCTACAGCGATTCAAGCTCTGGTGCTGGTGTGTTAGCTGGTGAAGAAGCATTAAGCCCATTCAAGATTGCGGCTTCATATTCTGGTAACCAAGTTGATGGCGCAGCCAAGGCAGCTTCTACAGCTACTCTTGAAGGCCAAGCTGGTAACAGAATGTCAATTCAAATCTTGAAACAAACAGTTGAAGCTAAAACTCGTAAATTGTCTGCTCGTTGGACATTCGAGGCTGCTCAAGACGCTCAAGCCCAACAAGGTATTGACGTTGAAGCAGAAGTTATGGCTGCTTTGGCACAAGAAATCACAGCTGAAATTGACCAAGAGATCATTGCATCTTTAACAACTCTAGCTGGTACAGCAACACAAACTTATGATCAATCACAAGTTAGTGGTACTGCTACATTCGTTGGTGACGAGCATGCCGCATTGGCAGTTCAGATCAATCGCGTAAGCAACTTGATCGCTCAACGTACACGTCGTGGTGCTGGTAACTACGCTGTTGTATCACCATTTGCTTTAACAATTCTACAATCTGCTACTACTTCAGCTTTTGCTCGTACAACAGAAGGTACATTTGAAGCTCCAACAAACACTAAGTTCGTTGGTACATTGAACGGTGCTATGAAGATTTATGTTAACAGCTACGCTCAAGACACAGCTTCTATCCTAATTGGATACAAAGGTGGTAGTGAGTCTGATGCTCCTGCATTCTATTGCCCATACATTCCATTGATGAGCAGTGGTGTAGTTTTAGATCCATCAACATTCGAACCAGTCGTTTCATTCATGACACGTTATGGCTATGTTGAATTGTCTAACACAGCATCTTCTCTAGGTAATGCGGCTGACTATTTAGGTCTAGTTGCTATTACTTCAGGTAACGTTAAATTTAGTTAATTTAACTACCCTAGAGGTTTGTTATATAGAAAAGGACTCTCCGGAGTCCTTTTTCTTTGGGTAAATATATCATGTCCACAACACTATTTTATAATCCAACATCGATTTCAAACGTATCAATTGCTAATGAAGTAACAGGAATTCCTAGCATTGATTGGAAATATAATCCTACATTTCTTGGACAAGGTGCCTATGCTACTAGCTCTAAGCCCTTGTATACTATCAGCGGATTGTGGATGGAAAGATTTTTAAACAACACAAGTCAATTGTGGTGCACCGGATTTAATATTCCCGACAATGGCGCTACGGTTGCGGGCATAGAACTACAACTTAATGTATTACGTGCGTCTCGAATAGAAGATCTAGTAATACAACTAACATTAAACGGCGAACTTATAGGGGACAACTACGCAAGTACAGTTAATCCTGTGCAGTCAGATATGTATACCGGAGATTTTACAACACCATTAAATCCTATAGGAGATCTTAATATCTATGGAGGGCCTGGAGATTTATGGAGTACAACCGGTCTTACTAGTGCTAACATAGCAGATTCTACGTTTGGCATTGTGGTAAGTTTTCGCAGTAATCAGATATATCCGCACAGAGATACTGCCTATTTAGATCAAGCAAGCCTAAGAATCACTTACGCATAAATACATTGTAACAACTCACATGGGGTGAGTTTTATGCGGAAATCCAACCGCGTACGGCCTAGAACGCCGTTATTCTTTAAGGAGAAATTAAAATGGGACGTCCTTTAAATAAGAAATATTTTGGCGGTCGTAATGCCGGTATCACTGGTGGTTACAATCGTTCAGTAGATTCAACATCTGGATTAGCCGGTACTAGCGTAAATGCCCCTGGCGTTACAGTTACAACTGTAGGTTCATATACAACAGCATTTCCAGCATTAACATTTGCCACACCATTAGGTGGTGAAGGTATTACAACCGCAACAGCAACTGGTACATTTGTTGGTAAAGTGATTTCTGCAACAGTTGCAGGTGGTAACAGTGGTACTAAAGCATATCAAACTGGTCAAGTATTATCAACTCGCGGCGGCGCAACACTTACAGTGGCAACGATTGCTAACTCACTAGGTGATACTATTGCTAGTACAAACGGTTCAAATCAAGTTGTATTTTCAAATACAACAGCATACATTCCAGGTATGGATTTCTTGACAAGCGCAAGTTTAACAGGTTCTGGTCTAACAGCCGCTACACGTTACTGGATTGTGAGCGGTTCTGGTACAACATACTCTGTTGCTAGTTCTTATGCTAACGCTATTGCCGGTACAGCATTGACATTTGGCTCAGGCGCCGTTGGTTCAAACGGTAGCGTACTAGTTGGTACACAAGCTGGCCCAATCGCAACTCTTACAGTTACAACTGGCGGATCAGTTACAAGCGGATCAACCGGTGCTCAAGCTACTACAAACACAACAACGCCTGGCGGTACAGGTGCAACTGTAGTACTAACCTATGGACTAAGCGGTGTTACAGTTACTGATACTGGTGCAGGTTATGCTCCATCACAAGCTCCAGTAGCCATTACAGCTTCATCAGGTTCAGCGGCAGCTACAATTACTTTAGAAGCAGAAGTAACAAGTGGTTATAGTGTAGCATTAGACTATCCAAGTATTGTTGCCTATGCTATTACAACAGGAACAACAAGTCGTCGTTATAGCGATATTGTCAAGCAAGAAGGCTCGCGCAGTTTCAGAGTTGTTAATACAGACAGCAAGACATATCCAGGTACTTTCTGTAAATTAATAACAGCAACTCCAACAGTAGCTGGCACAATGGCTATTAATGCTACTGACTCAGATGGTAACACATATTGGGTTGAAAAGCTCAGCAACCGTAAAGCAACTATTGTTTCCGGTGGCGTTGGCACTCCAGGAACACAATTTACAACACCTACACAGGTGCCTTGGACATTTGGTTCAGCAGTGGCAAACGTTTCAGTTAAGATCGATAACATCTAATAGTTAATAGGAGCCCTTCGGGGCTCCATTAACCCTACAGGATACAGAATGTCAAAAATTGTAAAAGTCAGTAACGGTGACTATAGTCTACAGGTACAAGCTGGTGGTAATATTATTCTTGATACTACCGGAACTGCCATTGGAAGAAATTCTGCACAATATGGAACGGTAACTGTCTGGGGCAATCTTGATGTTAAGGGAACTACTACCACAGTTGAATCTTCAGCACTAGTTGTTGATGTTAATATTTTAAAAATTGACCAAGGATTAGGATCAGCCCCCGGCATACCAGCAGGATTAAATTATCAATCTGGTTTTGAAATAGACAGGGGATCATATGCTCCTGCACAAATTTTATTTGACGAAAGTGTTAAACACTACGACTCTACTACAGGATTAAATCCTGCGGGTACGTTCTTGTTAAGAACAGGAATTTCATCCGGAACTCAAGTTTTAAATGGATTACAATTAAGAACAATCACAACTGATACTTCAGGTGATTTAAGTTTTGATATGCATGGCGGAAGTCATGCTTTAGCTATCGTAAATGTTGGCGGGACTATCGGAGTCAGCGGGCATACATTAACTAATGATGCTGTTAACTATGCCGGAACGATAGGAACAACACTACAACCTTACCATATTCCAAATGTGCAATGGAACTATGGATATGTATTGTCAACCTTAACACCATCAGGACAAGGCGCATCTGGCACGGCAATAGTGAATGAAATACAATGGCCATTAGCAGCCAGCGTGAGCCCAGCTGTAGCTGCCGGCGCGGCAGCAAATGTGTTGGTCACAGGGACACTGGGCACAAATACGACATATCAAGTTCAGTTTAACGTTAACAATGCGACTAGAGGATATTTTGCCACTACCGGACTTACTGTTGACAATGTTAGAACATTTAGTAATACTATTAACAATGTTGCTAGTAATCTAGTACTAACATCGACTAGTACCGGTACTGTTGAATTAAATGCAGTGCTACAACTAGACGATCAAATCAGTCCTCCAGGATCAAATAGTAGTGGTACATTACTTTATTCACAAAACTCAACAGTTACCACGCTGGCCGCCCATCCAGGAAAAACTGGTATATATTTTAGTAATTCGATAGGTACTGATGAATTAATATCAAAAAATAGAGCATTACTTTTAAGTATATTATTTTAAGGAAAGAACATGGCATTAACAGCGACACCAATCATAGCAACAGCAGTAACTAGCGGAACTCCTAATGGCACAACAATCTACACTAGTAGTAATAACAATGCCATTACCAGCATGATAGCCTGTAATAACAGTGGAAGTCCTATTACTTTTTCATTATACGCTGTGCCTAACGGCAAGACAGCCTATGTAAATCCTGAATGTACAATTATCAGTAATTTATCTTTACCGGCAGGTGAAACACTAAGTTTAGATCAAGAAAAATTAGTATTAGGCAATAATGACGTTATTTGTGCCATAGCTAGCACAGCCTATACAGGCACAGGAGTTAGTATAATTTTAAGTACATTACCGGTATAATTATGAGATTTTTAAAACAACTTAATCTAAATCGTAGAATTTCAAACGATACTACATTGTATTCAGATGTGACTAATTCCAATGTGTATGTGAGTCCTACTGGTCGAGGAAGTCTTGTAATACCAAATGGCCCTACAGGTAGTCAACCAACAGGCTTGCCAGGCATGATGCGTTATGATACTACAACCAATCAAGTGATGGTATTTCAAGGTGGCACTTATGGCAACGGTGGCCAATGGAGGGCATTGCGCTTTAAAGAATCTGTAGGCATCACTAGAGAAACATATACCGGAGATGGTTCTACTACAGTGTTTGGACCATTAAATCCGCAACCTCCGGGCATTGTGCAAAACGGTTCAACATGGACCGGAGATAACTTGATTGTAATAGTTGGAAATGTCTATCAAACTTGGAATTCTAATTATCTAATTCAGACAGGCAGCACAATTGGTGCTCCGTACAATGCATCTCCATACGACGGCACAAAATATTTTATACAATTTACCTCTGCTGTTCCAGGATTAAGCACACCGATTGTTATTCTGCACGGTTTTGATCAATAACCGCTAGGAGTCAACTATGGCTAACCAGTTTGGTAGAATTAGCGGCCCTTTACTAGCAGATAATTTAAAACGTAACGGTATAAACCTTGCGTTTGATAATCAATTATTATATCTAGATGTTGTTAATAATCGTGTAGGCTTTAATAGTCTAAGTCCGGTTAATGATCTATTCACACCTACTGCTATCGACAGCATTGGTTTACTAGTTGACAATACTGCCGATATTGGTAATTTTATTATCAGTACAAGCACTATCCAGAATCCGTTAGGTACTATAACCATTAGTCCTAATCAATCTAGTAATCCAACAATCGTAGTACCACAATTAAGTACAGCAAATTTATTGTTTAGCGGCAATACAATTTCAGATATTGTACAAGATGACAGTATTAACATCACTGCTAACGGAACTGGATTAATAAATTTAAACAACAATACCGTAGTTACTGGTAATTTACATGCCACCGGTAATATCACGTGGGACGGTAATATCACCTTAGGCAATAGTAGCAGTGATACTATCAATTTTGTTGCAGAAGTTAACAGTAATATCTTGCCATCGACGACTAATACTGATGATCTAGGATCAAATAGTCTACAATGGTTAACAGCTTATTCAAGTAATCTTAATTCGTCAACGGCTGTTATTTCTAACAGCGCCACTGTAACTAATCTTACCCTAGGAAATATTAGATTTAATAGTAATAATATTTCAAATGTCAATTCATCAAATACTATTTCATTTGTAACCAGCGGTACTGGTGTTGTTAATTTCAATGGAACAAATTATGTAAATGTTAATAGTATTAATTCACCTTTAGGTAATTTAGTATTGGCAAATACAGGGGACGGATTTGTACAATTCAATGGCACTGCTATTGCTATTCCCTTAGGAGATACTGCAACAAGGCCCAATAGTCCACAAGTAGGAACTATGAGATTTAATACTGACTTACAGTATGAAGAAGTATTTGATGGAACTACTTGGCTGCAATTAAGCGGTAGTCAAACTAAAAATCTAACAGAAGACCAAATAGCAGATACTACGTGGACATGGGACATAATCCTGGGGTAATCAAGCCCTAAAAATCAAAACGGCTAAATATTATTACAGTAGGAGTTGACCAAATTCCTACGATACTAAACTGTGGTAAACCCGCAAAGAGCCCGAGAGGGATGAGGACGACAGGTAACGCTAGACTCCAAAGATGGTTAACCGTGAAACACGGGGTATACGGGAGCGTGGATGGCTGTTGGTCGAATTTCTGGTCCGCTCTTAAAGGATAATCTACTTCGTAACGGAGTAAATTTAGCCTTCGAGACGAACCTACTCTATTTAGATGTTGTTAACAGCCGCGTGGGCATTAATACAGCCGCACCTACGAATGATCTAAGTGTCAACGGCACTACTCGTACTACCAATCTATACATATCAAACTCTGCAATAATAGGAAACATAACTGTATCAAGCAGTACGATTTCTAGCACCAGTGGAACTATTACACTATCACCAAGCGGATTAAATGCTACAGTTTATCAAGGTACTGCCCAGGTAGGAAATCTACAGATATCCGGAAACACAATAGTATCAACAGATACCAACGGATCTGTAAATATCACAGCCAATGGTAATGGCTTAATTAATTTAAACAACAACACTCTAGTAAGTGGCAATTTACATGCGACTGGCAATATTACCGCTGACGGCAATATCACCTTAGGATCCAACAGCGGAGACACTGTGGCATTTGATGGTGAAGTGAACAGCAACATTTTACCTAATGCAACCAACACCCATGATTTAGGTTCTAGCACATTGGCATGGAATAACATATGGGTCCAAACAGCCAATATTACTAACCTAAATACTACCAACGTTACTGTGCCCAGCTTCACCACTTCCGGTACACCTAGCTTGACTATTTCTGGAAATACTATAACTGCCAACAGCATAAATACTAACGTTAATTTCGTTACTTCAGGAACAGGCGGAGTACAGTTAGGAAATTTGCTGTTTTCCGGCAGCACAATTACTAATACTGCATCAAATGCAGTAACGACATTTAATGAATCAGGTGCTGGATATTTCCAAATAGCTGGTACTTATGGAGTTGTTATACCTAGTGGGTCTTCTGCACAACGACCTGCACAGCAATACGAAACACTAGGTATGACACGCTTCAACACAGATTTAGGATTAGTTGAAGTTTGGAACGGAACATATTGGGTAAATGCAGGCGGTCCGCTAACAGGAGTTACTGCAAATAGGGCACAAGACATTGGTGTAGAGACAGCATTAGCATTAGGATAAAATATGACAACGGTATTTAAAAATCATTTACAAGCATCAATTGGAACACAGCTATCAATTACAGGAGTAAGTGGCAGCGGCTCTGTGGTTACTTTAACATTTGCTGATCAAGGAACTGCACCGTTCGCTTCAGGACAAAGTATAACCGTATCAGGTATTAATATATCAGGTTACAACGGGACCTATACAGTCACTGGTGGTAGTTCAACAACAGTTACCTATGCCAATTCAACAACTACATCTGCTACAGCCACTGGTGGTGTATATGGTACAATTTCACCTTGCATGCTAGTCACTAACGCCAGTGCTACTACCACTGTTATTGGAATGAGTCTGACCAACAACACGTCAAGTATTATCCAAGCCAGTGTACAATTACAAGATACAGTAGCAGGGACACAGGCATATTTTGTTCAGAATATAACAATACCACCTAATACTAGCGCAAGGGTAATCAACGGTGGTGAAAGACTAGTAGTAGGACCTAGTACTAATATTTTATTGTGGTCAAATTATGTGTCCAGTATTGATGCGATTATAAGTTGGGTTGAAATAAGCTAAGGATAACATTATGACATACTATGTTGGTAACGAATACAATTTAAATGATCTTTTAGGTGAAGGAAACCCAAGATATTTCTATGGCCTTGCTAGACAAGATGGCGGATCAGATGACGGTACACTCTATTTTTATAAAATAGATCAGCTGGCAAGCTCGGCTTCATTAACATTAAATGTTGCAGGATCCCCGGCAAACAATTTTGAAAACTTTGAATACGGCATAGATTTCTTTGATGGTAGACTGGCTACAGATCATAGCAGACCTTACCCAAATCTAGCATTTGACCAATATCGATGGGACAACAAAAATTGTTATTATTACATAGATGCCACTGGTGAGCTAGTAGTACGTATCAATCAAGGGTATGTATATACCGCTTCACAAATAATTTCAGCGACTTAATAGGAAAAATATAACATGGCAGCAGAATTTAAAATAGGTAGATTACGTTATGCTTGGGCAGGAGCCTGGGCACCTGGAACTCAATATGCACGAGACGACGTGGTGTTTAATGACGGAAGAGCATATTCTTGTCTAATACCAAATACTTCAAGCGCAAACTTCTACACCGATCTGTACGCCACATTCCCAGTATGGAGTCAGATGACTGATGGAAAAACCTGGGCAGGAGTTTGGGTAACTGGACATTCCTATGGTACTGGCCATCTTGTAATTTTTGGCGGTCGAGTCTATACATGTACTACCGCACATACTAGTACTACCTTTTTAGCCGATGCGGCCAACTGGACTGAGTATACAGAATTTGATGCATGGCATCCAACTTGGACTACTAACACAGCTTATGGACCTAACGATATTGTTCGTTGGGGCGGTGTTGTATACAAGTGTATTTCCAATCACCTTAGCGCATCTAGTACTAGCGCAGGCTTAGAAGCCAATCAATCAAGTTGGAGTGTATTTTATTCTGGAGTGGAATATAAAGGTCTATGGACCAGCGGAACACGATACAAACTAAATGATCTAGTAAAACTTGACGGTGATATCTATCAGTGTACTGGATATCATACCTCGGGCTCAAGCATTGATACAACTAATTTTACAATGTGGTTGCCCGGACAATTATTTGATCTTGTATGGGCGTCTGGAACAAATTATCAAATTGGTGATATCGTGATCTTTGGCGGTGATGCTTACATATCTAAAACAGCAAACAACTCAAATAACTTCCCAGATACAGATGCGGTTGATTGGGGATTGTTTAATGTTGGATATACTGTAAGAAATACGTGGGATATTGCCGCAAGTTATGCTCCTGGCGATCTAGTTGCTCGTAACGGTGTATTATATGAAGCAACCGCTAAAAGCACCGCTAAAGATCCTAATACTAGTACTGTTGTCAATACCTACATTAGTGCAGGAAGTTCGTCTAGTGTAATAAATCTATTTTCTAGTGCCGGGACTATTGCCGGGATGATAGTATCTAGCAATGGAATTACCAGTGGACAAGTTGTTTCAACAATAGCAACGTCAACAGCATCTGCAACAAGTTCGACGATCTCAGGAACTTCAATAACTATCAGTTCATTTACTAGCACAACTGGATCAGGACCGTATCTAGTAACATTCGCAATACCGACCCAGTCGGCGGCTCCTACCACAGGAGTACAGTATACAGTGTCCGGAAATAGTAATACCGCGTTTAATGGAGTATATAGTTGTACAGCAAGTTCTACTACTAGCATTACTTTGAGTTATTTTGCTAACCCAGGAACATACGGATCAGGAACAACAAAGATTACTGCTGTTGTAGGTAATATATTAACTGTAAACGGAACAGTAACTGGAACTATTGCGCCCGGAATGGCACTAACAGGAGCTGGTGTTTCTACATCATACATTGTATCAGGGTCAGGAACTTCTTGGATAGTTAGCACCAGTCAATCTGTACCGTCAACTACAATTACTGGAACTTTGAATTCTATCACCTTATCAAAATCAATAGACAGCACTCTTGTCGATGGTCAAACTATAAAGTTTTTAGGGGTAAATTCAAGTTATTGGTCGTTGTTAATTCCAGGTAAAAAATGGACCAACCGTTGGGTTACCGGCGCATCTTATGGTGTTGGAGATATCGTTAGTTGGGCCAACGGCACTTATGTTTGCATAAACAACCATATATCATCATACATAAGTTCAACATCAAACAATAGACCAGATTATGACAGTACAGCAATCAATTGGATTTTATTAATTGCTCACGATCTCGATAACATATTGAATGTTCAAGGAGACTTAAGAACATTTAATAATGGCAAACCCACTGCTCTTCCTATTACTGCTACAGACGCGAACAACAATCCTATTAATATTAACACCTATATATTAGGAGTTTCAAGCAATGTACCTAATTGGAGAAAAATAAACGTAATACCGGCAGTCTATTATGTAGACACATTCTCTGGCCAAGATACAGCATCGTACGGACTTACTTGGGATCAACCTTGGCAAACTATTTCTTACGCATGTAATTTTATCAATACCGGATTTTATTATTTGAATGCGGTTGCATTATTAAAAGCTAACAAAGCGTTTATGGTTGCAGAAATGTACCAATGGATGCTATATCAAATGGCTCAAAATATTGCTCCTTTTAGTACAGATAGTCTATGGGATGCTAATCACGCCCAGCGAGATGCCGAACAAATTATCGATGCAATCATCTATGATATGAAACGTGGAGGTAACAGTCAGACCGTTGCTGCCGCATTATCGTTTTTCTATGTTGGAAGTAAGACGCAACTTATAAACAGCCTAACTGAATCATCAGTTGTTTACTACACACCTGCCCTTAATTTTTTACTATCTGTCATGCAGACTGTGGTAACAAATACAGCGGTAAGCAGTTATCAAACACTAAATGCAGTTCCTCTTAATAGCGTTGTTAACCAAGTCATTAATAATGCTTTGATTGCAGAAGTTGGTACAGCTACTGAGATTTCTAGTTTAATGACTATAATCACCACGGCATTGACCAATCAAAATACCTATCTAATACCTAGTTCAAATACAGGTATCACTGCTAGTATCAATGTTAAAACAGGCACATATAATGAATTTTTACCTATAGTTGTTCCAGAAAACGTTTCAATTATCGGTGATGAATTACGTAGTTCAGTAGTACAACCGGCTATTACTAAAACTTTGTATTGTGTACAAACCATAGCACCAAATAGTAATCCAATAACATCTAACACTATGGTAGTTAACAGTACGATCGGCCTAACTGATCAGATGCCATTACAATTTATCAGTCCTTATGTAAACAATGCAAGTACAACCTTTGGCGGTGTTGTTTCAGGACAAACCTACTATGTTGTAGGTTCAAGTATAACTAGCACATCGTTGCAATTAAACGACGGACCAACATTTAATTTTACAGGCAGTACCAATGCCGGTAGCAATGTTATAACCAATGTAACTAGTATTACACAACTGGCTGTGGGTATGAGCATCACTGGAGCAAATATACCTGCAAACACGTATGTCTATGCGTTTTCTCAAGCAGTTAATAGTATTGCCACAATCACTCTATGTTCTGGATATCCATTAGCTAACGGCTATTCTTTTGTAGCATCCAATGCTACTTCAGCAGGTATACTTCAAACGCTTACTGCAAGCGGAAATAGCGTACAGTTTACCAACGGCACTGGAAATATGACTGTATATGCCGGCGACTGTTTAAAAAATATGTTCTTGATGAGAAACGGAACCACTATTCGTAACATGTCGTTTTTTGGTCTAAAAGGAACAGTATCAGCTAATAATCAATACTCAACAGCTAGACCAACAGGCGGAGCATACACCAGTCTAGATCCAGGTAATGGTCCTAATGATACTAGTGCCTGGATTATTAGAAAAAGTCCTTACATACAAAACGTTACAGTGTTCGGTGATGGATGTTCAGGCATTAAGATTGACGGAACCTTGCACAACGGCGGAAGTAAATCAGTAGTATCTAATGATTATACTATGATTGTAAGTGACGGAATTGGTATATGGTGTACTGGTCCAGGATCTATTACAGAAGCTATTTCCGTATTCTCTTACTATGCCTACGCTGGCTACTTTGCTGAAGCAGGAGGCCGCATACGTGCAGCCAACGGTAACTCATCTTATGGTACGTTTGGTGTTATTGCAGAAGGATATGATCTCACAGAAGTTCCAATATCGGGTACAATTAATAATCAATCACAACAGGTTCAAGCCGGTGTTGTTAGTGCGTTTGGTACTACAGATCAATTATTGAAATTAAACTACAGCAATGCAGGATCGGCATATTACTTGCCTGTTACTAACATGATAAAACGTAGTAATGATTTCCTTACTAGTCCGTGGACCAACGATTCTAACTTGTCATTTATTAAAAATGAAATAGCACCAACCGGTTATACCGAGGCGTGGCTATTGACAGGTTCTACTAACACACCTGGTACAGGCTACATTCAACAAAGCATTTCAATAAATCCAGCAGGTTATACCTATACAAATGTAGGTGGCACAACTCAGTTCGGAGCTCCAGGGACTGGTGCAACATTTGACATTACAGTTACCAGCACAGCCTACGTAGTATCAGTACATTCTGGATCTGCAGGTTCTTTATACCAAGTTGGAAATAATATTTTAATTAATGGTTCGGTACTTGGAGGTCTAGATGGTATTAATGATTTAACTATCGTTGTAGGCACACTAGCAGGTACAGGAATTTCAACAATTTCAGCATCGTCTGGTGTAGTTCCAGCAGGAAGCAATCAAACATATACTCTAAGTATGTATGTTTATGCAGGCACATCATCTAGTGTAGATATCCAGGCAGTATTTTCTGGAACTACAACAGTTACTAGCGGTATTAATTATAATGTTTCTAGTCATACAGTAACGCCTTACAGCGGAACTAGCCTAGTAAATTCAGCTAACGGCGGAACACTGCCAACTAACTACGGTGCATTAAAAACTCTAGTAACCGGATGGTACAGAGTTTGGTTTGCAGTAAGTGACTCAACTGGAGTTAACAATACTCTAACATATAAATTTTTCCCTCAAGGCGCTAATGCTCCAATATCAAATACATATTCTATAATATACGGAAGTCAAATAGAAAATTCAGGAGCATCACCGGTACCGGATTTTTATCTTGAAACAACTAGTAACAGATTTACCGCCTACGCAAACTATGAAGTTGTTGGTGCGGGATCAGGTGCAGTATTATCCGGAGAAGAATCACGAAGTCAAGCAGTTTTCAATGCTAGAATTACAACGGATGGCAATGGTTTTACTGGTGGCTCGGGATATGCTACTAGTTCTAATACTGCACAAGCCGGAGATAAAAATACAATTAAACTATCGGCTACTGATATTGGATTATACAATTATGTAGGCATGCGTGTTTTTATACAATCAGGAACTGGTGCTGGACAATATGGTTTTATTTCTTACTACAACAATGCATCGGGTGTGGATTCAAATGGAATTAGTGCTAAGACAGCATTAGTATTACGAGATAGTGTAGATACATTAACAGTAATATCTTCAACATACAATTCAACTCCAGCTCTTAATTTGTTAACATTATCGTCTGGAACAGATACCAGCACTTGGTATGTTAATCAACCAGTGCAATTTATCCCAACATATTATACTACAACTGCAACTGCAACATCTATAGACACGGTAGTTGCTACAGCTACAGTTGGCGGTACAACAAATACTATTGCGATACCTACAGCAAGTCTAGCAGTTAACATGCCGGTTACATTTGGATCAGGCAGTTTTAATATTACTCCAGGTTATCAGTATTATATTACTACTATTGATTATGTTAATAATCTTATTCAGCTATCAACTACATTATCGGGCAATCCAATAGAATTAAGTAATGTTGCTAGTGGTAGTCAAACTATGACATTCCCAAGATATTCGGGTTATATACAAGCACCGACTAGCAACATGGTGCCAAATATTAATATTGACTTTACCGGAGTAGGATTAGGTGGGGTCTCATTAGGTACAAATTATTACATCAATGATATTATTGATGCAAATAATTTTACAATATCTACAATTAAAGTAACATTAACCTCAACTTCATCAGTTGGTGGAACCACAAATACCATCAATGCATCAAATGCACAGGCTAATTTGGTTCCAATGAATCCGATTGTGTTTAGTGGAACTATATTTGATGCGGCTATTAGTCCGGGAGTAACTTATTATATTAGTAATATTGTTGATGCTTCTAACTTCAATATAACAACTAGTATTATTAGAACAACTGCAACAAATACTACTTTTGGTACAAATTTAATTACCATGACCAGTGTAACCGGATTTGTTGTTGGCCAACCTATTATATTCAGCGGCATTGCCTCTGGTAAAACTTTTGGCAACATTGCACCGGAAACTGTATATTATATTCAAACTATTAATACCCAAACTAATAACATTACCATAAGTGCAGATAAAATAAATACATTCACTTTGACCACGGCAGCAGGATTGATACTGGCAAGAACATGCCCCGCACCATTGTCATTGGGTGCAGGTACAGGTTCAATGACGTTAACAAGTACTGGAACTAGACTAGTTGTTACAAATAGTGTTGGTAATATTAGCACAATGAATGGAACATTCTCAACTAGTTTGTTTGGCGGATTAAATTCATATACAATCTATTATATAACTGCCTTAACAGCAGATCCAGTAACACCGACATTATCGATCAGCACATCAATAGCAGGAACTCCTATTACGCTGTCAACAGGCGTAGGCAATATGCAGATGGCAGCAAGTGGTTGGGACAACATTACTCCTGGCACGACCACAGTTGTTGAACTTGATTCAACTAGTGCCTATTATATTGAACCAAGAGTGCAATTCACAATACCGCCAAATAGCCAAACAAGCGGAACAGTTTCTAATACATTGACCGGCGGTGCATCTTTCAATAGAATTGCGTATGGCTATAATTATTTCATGGCTGTGCCAACATCAGGAGCTGTAGGCGCTGGATCAAGTGATGGATTAACATGGTCCCCAATAATATTACCGTCAGGTATTAGTACTTGGACAGATATCACCTACGGAAACTTCTACTGGCTAGCCCTAGGAACTACCACAGTTG